ATAGAATTTAGAAATACAGATTCTAATGCTAATGGTTGGATAGGAGTACCAAGTTGGAATACAGACGCTTGGCACGAATATATGCCTACTTCAAATGGTAATGAATTAGCATATATTTATGAAAGTTCAGCACATCATTACTATAGAGCAATGGTTATTAATAATGCTGGAGAAGATTATGATTTTACTGTTAGAGGAAATAGTGATGATAATTTAATTAGAACAGATGCTGGTAATGATAGAGTAGGTATTGGTATATCGAATCCTGGAGAATTGTTGCACGTAGATGGTAGTATAGAATTTGCTGGTAGAAAATATAATAGAGGTAGTGTAACTGTAACTGGTGCTGGTACTTCAAATGGACAAGCTATTACTTTAAGTACTGAATTAGGAACAACTTTACATGTAAATTATCAATATAGAATTACTTTAAATACAACTGGTACTGGTACAGATACTGGAGCTGTATATATCTTAACTTACGACCAAGACAATTCAGCTTGGAAATTACACCTTGTTTCTAGAAAAGGTAGTAGTTCTAATCACCCTCTTGCAGTTGTAGATGGCAGTAATTTAAAAGTATATCACAATCATGCAAATGCATATAATATTTTATATTTTGTAGAACTTTGGGATATGGCAGCAGACGACGGAACTTTACATGGTTGGGGTTCTGATTTTATGTGGACAAGAGATGTTAATACATTGTCTTATACTGATGGTAAGGTTGAAGCTGATATAGATTTAGGAAGCGGTAGCAATACAATTAAAAAGACTTTTGCTACAAATAATTATCCAGCTGTAACTGTACATTCTTCAGGAACTGGAGATTCAGGAGCAGCAATAGCAATACAACAAGCAACTACTGAAGGTGATACTATTATATTTGCTGACTTTGAACCGCACGTAGAGTGGGGTATAAGTGCAGAAAATGGTAATAATAGAATTGATTTTACTGGAGGTACAAGTAGTCCAAGTTTAGGAACAAGAACATTTAAAAATAATTCTGGTAGCGATAGAACTGCTTATAGAAAAATGAGCGTTAGATTAGATAATGGTAATGTAGATATTGCTGGTAATTTAACAGTAGCTAATGGTAGTGCTTATGCTGGAGATAGTACATCAGGAGTATTAAGCACAGGTTCTTGGATAGGAGACTTAGGAAGTAATGGTTGGGAAAGAGTTTGTGGAGTACAACACGATGGCGGTGTATTTAGTATTGTAGAAAAGAATGCACAAATTAGTACTATTGTAGATGGTAGTTATTTTGCTTACGAATCTGGTACTAATCAAGGTGGTGGTTTTTATAGTAGTACATCATCTAATTACGCAAATGCTCCAGGTATTAGAGCAAGTGCAGCTTCTCAACTGTATGTTGTACAAGCAGATGGAGGAACATCTGATTTAAAAGTTAGTGGAGCAATAACAGTACAAGCTGGAGATGATTTTGCATTAGGAGAATTAACAAACACATTACGTATGAAAGGTAATGGTACAGATTCATTTAATTTTTTAAATGATGGTAATGGTTGGGCTACATTAAATGCAAACACTTATAATTCTTCTTCTGGTTTCTTTCAATCAGATGACTATTCTACTAATGTTTCTTTAAGGCGTGGACCAAATAATGATGATAGAATTACTATAGAAGCATCAGAAACAAAGATTTATGGAGATTCAGTAGAAAGAGTAAGATTTGGTAGTTATGGTATTAGAAATGGATATAGTGGTAGTGAAGGTGGTCCAGTATATAGTTTTAAAGATGATACTGATACAGGTATTTGGAGGTCTGGTGGAGATACTATTGCTTTTTCTTGTGGCGGTACAAGAATGTTTTCTATTAAATCTGATGGAGATATAGAATTAAGAAACGATGGTAGTTCTCAGGGTGCATACATAGAGCGTGTAGGTGGAATACAATTTACTTGGGATAGAGATACTTATGGTAATAATAATTATCATGCTATTGTTTGTGATAGTGATAATTTAAAAATAAATAGTTATGATGACGTTGTTATTAATTTAGATAGTAATAACAATGATAGTGATGAAACATTTGATATTAGAAAACATGCTACTTCAATGACAGGTGGTACATTATTATTCCAAGTAAATGGAGATGGTACTGCAAGAGCAACAGGAGATGTAGTAGCTTATTATTCATCTGATAAAAAATTAAAAGATAATTTAAAACCAATTAGTAATTCATTGGAAAAATTACAAAAACTTACTGGATACGAGTTTGATTGGAACGACAAACAAAATACTTACGAAGGACATGATGTAGGTGTAGTAGCTCAGGAAGTAGAAGAAGTTTTACCTGAAGTAGTAGCAACAAGAGATAGTGGCTACAAAGCAGTTAAATATGAAAAAATGATTCCTTTATTAATAGAGGCAATTAAAGAACAACAACAACAAATAAACGAACTTAAGGAGAAGTTAGATGGCTAAAGTAATAAGTGAAGCAGCTGCAACAGAATCAGCACAAATGGTTAAAATTCAACATACTAGAGTTATGAAAAATGCAAATGGTAACGATGTTACTGTTTTAGATTATGAAGAAATTAAAGATGTTGATAGTGCTATTTCAGATGCAGAAGCTCGTAAAGCAAAACTAGAAGCTGAATTAGTAGACGTAGAAGCTGAATTAGTAGAATACCAAGCAATTAAAGACGCATAATGACTCTTACGTCTTCAGGACAGATCAGCATTAGTGATATTAACGGAGAATTTGGTAGGAGTGGAACAACTGCAAACAGCTCGTTAGAAGATTTATCTGACGGAACTGTTGCAACTATCAATA